TAACTTGGCATTGAATGTCGCATACAATAGAGAACCCTGACATCTCAACTTAGCAAACGTGACAACCGCCATCGTAACATCGGCACGACCTGTGCTAGTCATAATGCCATGCACCAAAATGAGAATGTCCTCAACAAGTTTAACGGCGTCTTCAGCATCTGCACCCATTGCAGCACTGAGCCGTTGGCCTAGTTGGGCAAACATATGCGCGAAGTCTGGTGAACTCCGCGCTCTGCCCCCCGTAGGGGGGATTTCTTCAGCGGCAGTGTCACCTGACTGAAGAGAAAGTTCGTTGCACACTTGCAGCTCACACTGGAGCACATGAGTATACAACGGGAGGAATTGATACCCCCCCAACATCTGGGGAAACTCAACACGCAAAGTAGCGTGATTCGGAATCCCATAGTCCTCAATGGACTTTCCACACAAAAGTGGTTTTGAGCCAAACATGATATAGAAACGCCCGTATCTCAGTTTGCGTCTATCAATGTAAGATCGTACATGTTCAAACAACTCATCTGTCGAGTTCGACATGATTTCCGCTTCGAAACAATCATACCCCACCTTGAAGTGGACAAATTTGATAAATGGACCAGTCTTAACGTCGGAATCCATCGGCATTTGGGTGCGTGAAATCGTGTTGTTCATTTTCGTTGTACTCTGGCTCTTGTAAGACGTATTTTATTAACCCAGTCAGGGCGAGCCCGTTCACAATACGGGCATTGGTTCCTCGACTTGTACGTGGAACAGTAACCTAAAAAATTTCTAATAAGGGATTAGAATGATGATATGGCCTAGGGTTCATAATCTCTACTACGGCAGAGACCGCCCATGTTCGTTGGAGGTGTGTACAGAATAACTTGCAGTGACCCCAACAATACATGACATCAAACTTCTCACCGGCGTAGGCCTTCCTAAGAGTCATAAGATAGGTGTTTTCGGCAGCAACTGACTGCCAGGACATTGTTTATTTCTTTTCTTTCCAAGAGGTTAAAATACTCTCAGTACATATGCATAAAACCAAATAAATACTATTTAACCATAGTTGGTCGCAAACTTTGAGTCTGCAATAATAAGTGTTCTACAATAACGTTTGCTGTCCCAATAAGGGGCAGTTATCAAAGTAGTAACAAGTTAATACGCTACAAACAAATAAAAGGGGTAAGAGGATAAGTGACCTCTCAAACACTCGCACTTCAGGGGCGAAACCCTTATCACCAGCTACACTATCGAAACTGGTATTCCGAAGAAACATCATTTCAAAAGAAAACTCATAAATAGAGCAGACGTTAGAG